ATTATAGTAATCAATCATATTGATTCATATATTATGTGATAGTGGGACAATCATGTGCGCCCTTTGTAACATATGCGGAGAAGTGGAACTCTGCAAACACGGACGAATATTCCACGATCAGAACAAGTTTGGCTACGAATGTCTCATTGATTTTCGTATTTTAGCCAAATGTGTGAGGTGTCAAGGATGATTTGTGAAGATGAATGCAACGATTGTCATATTTGTCTTGATTCTCCAGAGTATGAAGGCGAAGGAAACAATTGGAAATGCTTCTATTGCGGTTCATGGGAACCATGTGAACATGATCAGGAGGAGGAAGAAGAATGAAATGTCAATCTTGTTGTGATACGAATTGTATCAAAGATTATTATTGCAAAATCGGAGATTGCGATTATTGCGAATGTTCGGAGGAAGAAGAATGAAGATTAAGTGTCCTTTCTGTACCTTTTACATTATTCATAAGCCAGCAGGTCACAAAGAGGTATTAATCAAAGCCGATATGTTGCGGTATCATCTTCAATACAAGTGCCCAATACACAACGTCCATTATAATCGAGATTATCTGCAGGTGGAAGAAGAATGAGTAGAAGAAGAAGTACAGACCCATCCAAAGCCATCGGAATAACGCTTCCTGCTTCGCTCCTGGCTCGGATTGATGACAAGTTAAGTTACTTTGACTCCAGGAGTGCCTGGATTGCCAAAAGTTGCGAAGATCGGTTAGAAGAAACTAGTGACCTTTCAGATTTGACACCAATGTATATCCTGGCACAACTCATCAAGATGCTTGAGCACGATGAAGCTATGACAATTGTTGTGATGAAGCTCAAAGAATCTGAGCAACTCTACAAGAGCTTGAGAAATTACAAGTCTTAGATCCACAAGTATGCCATCATGACATATTCTGCCACACTAGCACCAGCCACCGTGACCAATGTAGCAATTGAAAGAAAGATGTTAAACTTCATCAATGATTCAAGGGATGTTTCCTTTGCTTCTTTCTTTTCTTGTCGTGCCATCAACCACTCGGCGAATCTTGTAGTTGGTGTTTTCTTTTCTTCAATTGGAGTTTCTGTTTCTGTACTCATATAATCATGCCTCCCATTCCTACGAGCGCGGTCTCTTCGTACCGTCGTATTTCTGGAGTAAACAAATCGATGGCTCCTGCGCCACCTGCTTCAATTGTTCTGATTGCTAGTTCTGTTCCTACAATATCTGCAGCTTGATATGCAATAATTGGAATTCTTACCAATGGATTAAATCCTGCTAATACTCGAATAGGAACTTGACTCTCTTCGAACATCTGTTGTTCAATCCAAGCAAGTTCAGGAGCAAGTGTCATATCAATCAACATCAGGTTCGTTTTGTAGATCGTAACTTCTCTTTAGTCGCATAAGGTATTCAAACTCAGGTTCTGCTTTTGTATCTGCTACAACCAGGTGTCGAGTCGCTGGTACAGTTGCAGTGGTAGCTGTGTTATCGATTACAAATATCTGATAACAGTAAATGCGATCAGAAGCTGTAGGTGACATCGATCCATATTGATTCGAATATACTTTCACTGGGTAAGCAGCTGCATAATCAATATCTAAAGAAAATGTTTCATGCCTGGCATAAAGCACGTGTTCATAGTTTTGTTGTGATAGTGAAAATCCAGGTCCGTCGTTAAGCCATATTCCAGTCGCCCAATAAGCCAAGGTTAAGTCAATAGGTATGCTCGTCATTAGGTTTAGAACTGCCATTACATCTCCAGCAACTCCGCCAATAAATGGAGGTCCACTGCATTGCACAGTTATTGCTTGAGGAAATACAGTTTCATCTTCCATCGATAATCCAGCGAGATCAATATATTTGGAAGCTGCAAATACTGTTGGTCCTAACTTCTCGTAATCTCCGCCAACATCTACGCTTATTTCGAAATTACCAGGAGGACCAGATTGTGCAATAGTTACTGATCCAAATTGTTGTTTCAATTGCTTCACTTTAACGACCTCTTTCTTTCTGGGGATCTCTTCCAAGACTTTGCAGCTTGTTTGAAGACTGCAGCATGTTTCTTACGAGGATGTTTCTTTTTGAGTGCTGCCATCTTCTTCTTCATGTATTTGTTATACGCGGATGGCGCTCGCTTTACTTTCTTAGCGACCTTCTTGGCTTTCTTTACAGTAGTCTTACCACTTTCGCCCAGGTCTTTTATCTCCTGGAGCAATTTGATAATCTCATCGATTTGCACTGAGATCGCCTCAGTTATCTGCTGCTGTTGATTGGATTGCAATTGCCATGAAGTCTTTTGCACCGAGGGAAACAATAGATGCATTTACTCGAACAGTTACGTTAAGAGCTGCAGTTGTTGTACCAGTGCAAGTTGCTTCAAGATAGAGTTGATCGTTGACAACAAATCGTCCATCATCAGAACCTTTTCCAAAGTTATCTGGGAAAAGGTCGGCTTCCATTGAATAGCCACCTTGGCCATCAATGCGTAGAGCTTGAGATGCAACCAGGGCACGATCATTAGCGAATACTAAACCACCACGATTTAAATCAGTAACTTGAGTTAACAAAGCAGAGTTAGTTGGCATCGATGCGTTGATTGCATCAGAAGCTGTTGCACCCTGGCTAATGAAATCGACAGAATGAATTTGTAGAGCTTGACGATCTCCTACATCAACGTAGGAACCAAGGTCAATAGTTGCAGAAGTAGTTGGTGTTGCACCTGCAGCAAGGGTAAGTCGTTCGGTAAGCGTAAATATTGCAGTTTTCTTTGTGGCCATGATAATCACTTTGTTGGGGTGGAGGAGAAGACATGCGGTTAATGTGCGCCAGACTAGTCCTTCTCCTCCAAATTTCCTGGATGCATGATAGCCTATAATGATAGTGTTCTATGTATATGTATTAGTTCTTACACTGAAATCATTAACCTACGCTTACTGTAGCGGTATATATGCTGTACTGCTCTACATACCTACTACAAAATCGCATCGAATTATAGTAATCAATCATATTGATTCATATATTATGTGATAGTGGGACAATCATGTGCGCCCTTTGTAACATATGCGGAGAAGTGGAACTCTGCAAACACGGACGAATATTCCACGATCAGAA